CATGCGATTCAGACAGGGCGGTCTGATCGGACACCCTGAAGATTATATCGACGAAAAAGTCGAGCAACGTAAAAGGATTTATTATTAATGGGATCATTAAAAGCAGTTTTTCAGTGGGTATTACGAACGATGATGAAGTCGAAAGGTGAGACTGGTGTTGTTCAGACTTTACCTAAAAAAGATATCGTAGAACTTAACACACAGATTACAGCACAACGTCTGATGCAGAATGGTATCGATCCAACTCAATTAAAAAATGCCGATCAGGTAGAGAACGCGATCATTGCAATAGAAAGCAGACCAGCAGTTCAACAAGGACTTAAATCTACAGAATCAGCAAAAATATTTGATCTTGAAGGAAAAGAAATACCAAAAGGATCTAAGATCATGGGTGGTAAAGCAGTTGATGATCTACCACCACCAGGAAGCAGAGGTGGTCCTGATGATATTGCGGCACCAGTGCAATCATCAGAAGAGACTTTAAAAAACATGATTGTAGCAGAGAACAAAAAGAATATCGCTGCAATGAAAAAAAGAAAAATGTTGGATGAGGCGATCGATAATGTATCACCAGGATTTTCAGGAGATACAAAAATTGATGCAGAACTTGTTGCAGAGGATCTAGCAGAACGTATGGGTAAAGTCTATGATGACCTTCCAACAAAAGAAAGATTAGATTTATACGATCAAGCGTATCAAGGTTTAACTAAAAAAAAATTTGATCCACCAGAAGACATGGCACAAGGTGGACGTGCAGGATATAGATTTGGTATTGGTCCTTTACTTAAACGTTTAAGTCAGAAGAGTCCAAAAAAAGCATACACAGATTATTTAGAAAGCGTTAAAAAAAGAGCACAAGAAGGTGATATGAAATCACTAGCACCTGAACTTGGTGCAGTTACTGCTACTGGTGTTTTTATTAACAGACGTATGAAAGATGTTTTAGAAAACATGAAAGAAAAAGATATGGAAAATAATTTAAAAAATTTTAGAAAAGAATTAGAACAAGATGATTTTTATAAAGAACGTCCAGAACTTAAAGATAAGATATTAGAAAATTATACAGAAAAAATGTTTGGTGAAAAGAGAGCAGATGGTGGACGTGCAGGGTTTGCAAATGGAACAGGAGCTCCAAGTATTACATATGATTTTGATAAAGAACAAGAACCTATGGGACCTACCTTTGAAACAAACGATCCTGAAGAAGCTTTAAAAGAAATAGTTCGAAGAATGATAAATGTTGAACCTGCTAAAATTCCTTTGTCAAAAGACATGCAGTTAATGTTTGATTTAAATAGAGCACAAATTGGTGGATCAAAAAATATTGGGGGTGGTGAATTAAATTTTGGTATCAACAAAGGTTTTGGACGAGATGATACTGGTATTGGTTTTGAATTTAGAAAACAATTTAAAGATGGATCTGGCATGACTAGAAGAAGTTTTTTAAAAATATTAGGTGGCCTTGCAGCAATACCTATTGTTGGTAAATTTTTAAAACCAATTAAAACTGCAAAAGGTATTAAGAGCGTGCCAATTATTAAAACAGATAATGTTGCTGGTAAACCAGAATGGTTTGATGCATTGGTTAATAAAGTTATTATCGAGGGTGACGATGTTACTAAAAAATTTGCAACAGCAGACAGACAATCTATTCATCAGAAAACACTTGACGATGGTTCCGTGGTTCGAGTTACAGAAGACGTGGACGATGGTGCTGTAAGAGTTGAGTACGATAGTGCGGATAATGTTTTTGAAGACACAGTGCAAATGGAATATAAAAAACCATTACCTGATGAAGGAGCACCAAACCCTGCAGCAGAGTTCACAACAGCAGAGTCGGGTCCGGTTGGAAGACAAACAGGTCCTGATGATTTTGATATAGACGTTGACGAAGTTGGTGGTTCGAGTATCAGAGATTTAGATTCTGATGTATCTAAACTAAAACAATATGCGACAGGTAAAGGACCTACAATGGAAGAAATTGTTAAAAATAAAAAAAGAAGAGATCGAGCTAAAGCCATATCAGAAGATCCTGAAGCTCAATCAGATGCAATAATTAGAAGACAAGGTGATTACGATCCAAGTGATTACGATGACTATGCAGCAGGCGGTATCGCTAGAATGTTAGGAGAGTAATGAACCCAGCTAGATTTTCACAGATGATGAAGTATCTGACTCGGGCTAAAAAAGAAAAGCCAGATCTTCCCGATGTTTTTCCTGCGAGCCAAGCACCTATCCCACCAAAAACACAAACTGTTGAAGAGATGGAAGCTATTAATGCATTTATAAAACGTGAATGACAACAGAAAGCAGGTGGTGGTATGTTGGTGCAACCAAGTGCTGATGGATCTAGACCTGGGTATGCTAATCCAAAAGGTAATCCTGAGTTTGGTAAAAAAATAACAGGTTCTATATTTAAAGGAACTATTAAAAAACATAATTTAGAAAAAGTAAAAAAACTAGAAGAAGTAGTAACAAAATCAAACTCACAATATAAAAAAAGTTTGTCGTCAAAAGCTGCTTTAGAAGCAGTTGGTTTTAAAGATGGTTATCAAGCAATACAATCTAAAGGAGCATTACGAGATGCGGTTAAAGAAAAACTTTCTAAATTATTAACTACTCAACAAAAAATAGATAACTATGTCAACAATGTTATGTTAGCAGAAGATGCATTAGTTAAAGATTTTAAAAATCCAATTTCTCACATTGCTAAAAAATTTGGAGTGTCTAGAGTAACTGTTGGAAACTGGGCTAGGGACAGTCAAGTTTATAAAGATAATAAAAATATTTTTACTGGTTTATCTAGAGAACTTAATTACAATAAATATAAATTTGTTGGAGATGGTGTTCCTAGATTAATGAGTGACTATAGTATTATAATGCAAAATAAACTTCCAACTTCTTTAACAATGTATGGCGGAGATAAACCAAGTAATTTTATAATGCAATCTGCTTATAGAAATTTTATTCAAAATAAAACAGCAGGAAAAAATGCTAGTGTAACTTTTGTAGGAAATCCAGAATTATTACCTCAAAATGAATGGCAGTTTATTAAAAATGGTAAACTTTATTCGTTAGACCCTTCTGTAGATGAAATAGAGTTTAATGGTAAAACCTATAAAAATAATTATTTAGCTCGAGGCGATGCAAAAGATATTTATAAAAAAGACTTTGGAGAAGTATACAAAGTATTTGATGATTTAGATAAATATATGAACACAACAACTGTAGTTGGCAATAAAGATGTAAAACTAGATACAGTTCTTCGACAAAAATTATTTGAGGCAACAGGTAAAAAAAATTATTTATTAAGAAGAGCTGTAGAGATAGACCACTTTGATATAAACAAAGATCCTTTTTCAAATTTAAGATTGTTAGATAGAAGAACAAATGTTCAAGCAGGTTTAATAAAAAGATTACCGAAGTACAAAAATAACCAAAAACTTTTAAATAAAGTTTTAACCGATATTGGATACACTACACCATATAAAGACGTAGATACATTTATAAAACGGTCTATAAAAAATATAGATACACCAATAAAAACTATCGGAGAAAATAAAATATTACAAAATATTGTAAGCTACAGTAAACTATCAGAATGTAAAATTGGTAAAGCAGAAGGTGGGCGTATCAGTTTTGCAAATAGTATTACCTGTATTCAAGATGGATTAAAAGAACAGAAGCTAGCTGCACAACAAGGAAATAAAAAAGCTGCACGAGAATTAGTGCAAGTTGGTAAAGTTGCAACACGAGCTGGACTATTAAAAAATGTTTTAGGTCCAGGTGCCTTGCTTGGTGAAGCAATGCTTGAAGGAGCAATCATCGGTAATAAAGTTTTAGGTGGTAAGCCCGCTGATATTGCTTATGCAGAAAGTTATATATCTTTTTTAGATCCTAGAAAATATAGAGGAGAACTAGATCCATTAAAAATGGCAAGAGAAGATATGTTAACTAGAGAAGTTGAAGATGCAGATGGTAATATTAAAACAATAAATGCACCGGGTTTTAGTGCTTTAAAATCAGGATTTGCAGCACAAGATCAATTGTCTGCTTTTAATGAAGCAGTAGAAGATAGAGATGATGCAAAGACAGCAAGTAGAATAGATCTATATAATCCGGCTGCAGCAGATGCAAGAGAACAAGGCGCAAGAGCTGATCAATCTGCAAATATAATATCTAGTGATTCCTTTAAAGATGCATCAAGACTTGCACAAGAATATTTACAAGGTCAAACAGGTGCTAACATGGCTAAATATAGAACAGATGATTTTGGAAGATTTGAAAGCGGTAGAGACAAAGATCTTAGAAGACGAAGAATGAAAGAAATGTCTGACATAATGCCAAGAGATTTTTTTACAGAAAAAACTTCTGATTTATTAAATCGTACACAGTATTTAAGATCACTTGGTTATGATGTATCTACTAGAGGTTTGATGGAACAACGAGAAGCGATGAAAGCATCACCATTATCTGTGGACGCAAGAATGTATAGTCCAGAACAAGTGTATGGCACACAAGGTAAATTTGCAGGAGGTGGTATAGCTAAAATGGCTGGTGTATCATCAGGTCCACCACCAGCATCAGGACCAAACTCACAAGGGTTGCTATCCCTTAAAAACCGTGTTAGAAACTACTAGGAGTAATATATGGCAGAAATAGACAAAGGACTCCCGAACACTAGAAAACAAGAAGAGATTCCTTCAGAGGAGGAATTACAAGAAATAGCCGTTCAGGAACCAGTAAAAGAAAAAGGACCAATAGAAGTAATACCAGAAGAAGATGGTGGCGTAACTTTAGATTACGAACCAGGTGCAATCAATGTACCAGGAACAGACTCACACTTTGATAATTTAGCAGAACTTTTACCTGATGATGTTTTAGAGCCAATCGGAAACGAAATGGTTCAAAATTATATGGACTACAAAGGTTCAAGAAAAGAATGGGAGCAAGCATACATTACAGGTTTAGATCTTTTAGGTTTTAAATACGAAAATAGAACAGAACCGTTTCAAGGAGCTAGTGG